CTCATAGAAGATAAAGTGCTGTTAAGTCAAGGTACATTTAAGACCTTTCCTTACTCAGTGAGTCGTTACAATACTTCTCCTGATGAAGTATTCGGTAGAGGGTTAGCAATGCAATGCATTGATGATGTAATTAACTTAAATGGCTTCAGTGAAGATGTTAGTATTGCCATCGATAAAGCAGTTAAACCTACCATATTAGCAAAGGACGATAGCGTGGCTGATAATGGTATCATTGACATGGCTCCGAACAGTGTAATTAGTGGCGGATTAGACCATGCTGGTAACCCAACATTAAGACCGTTTAGCGATGGCGCTAGGGTCGACTTAGGTGCTGCACAAATTGATAAACTCGAGGCAAGGATTAATGAAACTTTCTTAATTACCTTGTTTCAAATAATGGTTGATACACCACGCATGACTGCAACTGAAGTAATGAGTAGGGCTCAGGAAAAGAGCATGCTCTTAACTCCGTTACTAGTAAGGCAACAAAACCAATCATTGAGCCCTTTGGTTGTAAGAGAGTTATCGATATTGAAGGACGCTGGGGTATTACCTGAGTTTCCATCAGGTGTTGACACTGTATACGACATCGCCTTTGAGAGCCCTGTTAATAAAATGCAGGACTCGGAGACACTTGTAAACTTAAATAAAGTTATTCAGACTGTGCTACCATTGATTCAGAATAATCCTGACGCCCTTAATATAATAGATGTGCCTAAGTTAATGAAAATGGCATTAGAAGATGGTAATATACCTACCACCATACTTAAGAGTGATGAACAGATGGCTAAAGAGGCTGAGCAAAGAGCACAACAACAACAAGCACAAAGTGCTCAGGAAGGAGCATTGGCTGCCTCTCAGATTATTAAAAACACAGGGATGGATAAGCAAAATGTATAAAATGACAAAAGAAGAAAGAATCGTATTGTACAATAGAGTATTCGGTACAGACGAGGGTAAAATGGTACTAGATGACCTAATGAAATTCTGTGGTGTAGATAAGGTAAGTGCTGATTTTGGAAACCCGAATGTTACTTACTACAGGGAAGGCGGTAGAGCAGTTGGTATAAATATTAAAACAATTTTAAATAAAAAGGAGATACAAAATGTCAGAGTCAAACAATGAAAATGGGGCACAAGGCACATGGTACGGAGACGCAAGTGCTAACTCAATAGGCGCGATTGAAACAAATAACTGGAATGGTGTGGACGACATTATTAATAGTTATACTGAATTAGAATCTAAAGGTAGTGATTTTAAAATGCCTGATGGTACCAATGCAGATGAGATGAATGCATTTTATGATAAGTTAGGTCGACCTGAAAACACAGACGGTTACGATTTTGATATTGGGGAGTACGACCAAGATGTGTCGTATAATGCCTTCAAAGAAGCAGCGTATAAGCATGGACTTACTGCAGCACAAGCAGAAGGGCTTTATAAAGACGGGGATACCCTTGCAAAGGATTATCACTCTAAAAGGGAAGTAAGGATTAAAGAGGAAAACGAGAAGACCCTAGGAGAGTTGAAACAAGAGTGGGGTAAAGAATACGAGGGTAGGATAGAAGGCGCTCGAAAAGCATTTAAAGATATGGGACTTGATGATGATATTGCTGAAGAAATAGGTAGCCTACTTGGTGTAGGAAACACTGTAAAACTATTTGACGCTTTAGTCAATGGGTCAAAAGAACACCAGTTTTTAAGTGATGGTGGTGCTACTGGTAATACAAAACAGGCAATTGAAGATGAGATTTATGAAATTACACATAAGCCTGAGTACATGGACGCGACTAAGAATAAACTTTTAGTTAATAAAGTTACAAAACTTTATGAAAAGTTACACCCTGAGAAATAAACAGTATTGTATAATATAACGGTTCGTACAAATTAAATTAAAAAGGAAAACTTAATTTTAATTAACAGGAGATAAAAATGCCACTTATTACAGAAGCGTTTAACACGCAGGCAACAGGAAACTTGGAGTTAGTTCTTCAACAAGAAACTTCATTACTTAGACAACATGTTCATGTACAGATGATGCAAGGAGACGATTCTACAGTCATTAATCAGGTTGGAGAAATAGAGGCGCAAGTACTGACGGGTCGTCATCAGGATACAGTTTATGGTAACATCGACCACTATGTCCGTCATGCTCATTCTGATGCTTATCAAGCCAGTGTATTAACATCAACTGTTGACCTACTTAAGACATTGATTCAACCAACGGACGCTTATATACGAGCAATCGCTGGAGGAATTGGTGTTAAAACAGACAAAGAAATTATCCGTGCTGCACTTCAACCTGCCATGACAGGTAGGAACGGGACTACTGCAATTGCTTTACCCGCTACTCAAAAGATTGCACATGGTAGTACAGGTTTGACTATAGCTAAGTTAAGACAAGCAATGCTTAGGTTTAGACGGGCTAAGGTAAATACCAAAAAAACAAAACTATATATTGTTGTTGACCCCGAACAACTTGATGACATGCTTGGCACTGTTCAAGTTACAAGTTCAGACTTCAATCAGATTCAAGCGTTAATATCTGGTGATGTAGATTATTTCATGGGTTTTCATTTCGTACAGACAACAGAATTATCTAAGGCTTCACGCATTCGTTCATGCTTTGCTTATGCTGAAGGTGGTCTTGTGCTTGGAGATTGGGAAAAAGTTCAACTTACAGTTGATAGACTACCAACGAAAAATAATGAGATTAGTATTATAGGTAGACAGACCCTCGGTGCAACACGCACACAAGAGGGGAAAGTTGTACAAATTGACTGTCAAGAGTCTGCGGCTTAATTAAAACAAGGAGAAACGAAAATGAGTAATAAGAAAAAAATCGAAGGTAGTAATGGATTAGAAGATACCAAATTATCAGAAAGTCAGAAAACGGCTATTGCTGAGGCAGACGCTAAGGCTCATGCAGACGCTAAGGCGGCTATTGCTGAGGCAGACGCTGAGGCTAAGGCTAACGCAGACACTATGGCTTCTATTGCTGAGGCTCAGAAAGCCGAGGACGAAGCACAACGGGCTCAGGCTATTGCAGACGCTGAGGCTAAGGATAAGGCAGACGCTATCGCTAAGGCAAACGCTATGGCAGAAGCAGAAGCACAAGCCATCATAGACGAGCAGACACAAGCAGTGCTGAACGAGGAAGCCGAGAGTGTTACATCGTTTGCAATGACAGATAATCTGAAACTATTAACTGCTACCCCTCATGAGTTCCCTGATAAGAACCATCATCAGTCTAAGTCTACTGTAAACCTAGACACTTTTGCTGGGGTTGTCAAAGAAGGTCAATGTTTGAGAATCGACCAATTAATGGCGTCTAGTACAATCTTAGATATTCAACTATGGTTTTTATCTAAAGAGGCTCCTAAGTTTACAGTTGGTAATATGTCAGACCTTGCTTGTTATATGGACTGTAGTGATGGTGTAATGAAAGCCTCTTTACGAGAAAATGGTAAGTTTGATGCAATGTTTGCCAAAGTGAAACCTAATGACAGAGATGTTATCATTAAGTTCGAATCTGATTTTGTTGGTAAGGTAAAAACTGTTATTACTTACAATGTATAGACATGACCAAAACGGAGATTTGCAATCTTAGCCTCGATAGGTTAGCAATAGAACCCATAAAAGAGGACGACTTGACCAAGACCGCAACTGGAAAGTTGTGCAGTAGAACATTCGATTATGCTTTGCAGTCGAGTTTATATGCTTACGACTGGGGCTTTAGTATTAACACTATAGTTGCGTCTACAAACCCAACATCTTCACAGATATTGAGTACCTATGACGGAAGTAAGAGTCATGTGGCACTTAATACTAGTGGGTTTAACTGCATTCGAGTCTTGTCTTGTGATAAAGACTATGTTGTTGAGGGTGGAAACATAACTTTTGGTGGCAGTGATAACATTGAGATTACTTACATCAAAGACATTACAGACACTGCAATACTATCAGTTGGGTTTGTTAAGGTTTTAATCGCATATGTTGCCTCACTACTAAGTGAGAAATTTACTCAGTCAGACGGTACAAAGAATGCTCTTATGGATGAATATAAAATGCTTGAGAGTAAGGCGAGAGTATTGAACCAAAGGGAGCGTAATAGCGCACTTGTAATAAAAAGAGGCTGACATGCGGATTAATTTAAAATCATTTAACGGTGGTTTCATATCAAGAGAGGCAGAGGCTAGAACAGACATAAACTCGTACCAAAAAAGTTGTAGAAAGTTGGACAATATGATACCTAACATTGTAGGTACTGTGCACAAGCGCGTTGGTACCAAGTATATTGGGGAGATTGCTGGTACTGGGGATAATACCAAAACAAAACTGATAACTTTAGTTGTAGCCGAGGTATTATCTTATGTTTTAGAGTTCTCACATAGAACATTGAGAATTAGACAATCCACTGGAGAATACCTGACTGTTCCAAATTCGACTGATATTTACGAAGTTGCCACTCCTTGGACATCAGACCAACTAGGTAAGTTACAGGCAGCACATAAGATTGACGCCCTATTTATCGTTCATCCCGAGGTACCCCCTCAACGAGTGTTTCGTGCAGGCGTAACTAACTGGACTGTAACTGCAATCCCTTTTAATTGGGGGGACAGTGTAAGTGCCCCTTGGAGTCCTTCACAAGGATACCCAAGTGTTGCAGTGTTCTATGAAAATCGCTTTTGGTTAGCCGCTTCTCGTCAGTTTCCTCAAACAATGTGGATAAGTTCTACTGGGGACTATTTTGACATGGAGACTAAAACTGATGACGATGACGGTTTCGATAGAGTTATTGCAGGCGACGGTCTAAATGCAATAACTTGGATGGCACCTGCAAGAGACTTAGTAGTTGGCACAATCAAAGAAGAGTTTGTAATATCCTCGTCTAATGGTAAAGCCCTTAGCAATACGAACATATCAATTAGAAACCAAACTGCATACGGTTCTAAGAGAATAAAACCTCTTGTTATTGATAAATCGGTATTATTTGTGGATGGTTCAGGGGATAAAATTAGAGAATTCAATTATACATTCGCTGATGACAGTTTCTCAGCCAAAGACTTGTCTATATTAAGCCCTTTGGATAATGAGTACATTAAAGATATTGTTTTTCAACAAGACCCTGATAGGATTATTTGGGTGTTAACTGAATCAGGGAAACTACTTGGTCTTACTTTTGATAAAGGTCAGGAAGTCATAGCATGGCATAAGCACGATATTGGGGGTAAGATAGAATCAATTTGTGTGATACCTGGTAAAAAATCGAGTGATGTTTTATTTCTTAATGTAACAAGGAACGGTAAGAGTTCTATCGAACTTTTAAGAAAGGGTAAGGCGTTAGGTAGAGTTAATGATAACACATTCGAAACTTACTACATTGACAGTTGGAAGTCTGAGGCGTATAGTCGGCTTAGTAGTTCAGGCGGTATTAAAATAACAGGTGTTAATAGATTGGCTAATCAGACTGTTACTGTCATCAGAGCAGTTAGCACTATATATATTGCAGTTATTGGTAATTACATAGTTAGTGCAGAAGGTACCATAACTATACCTGAATATACACACTATGACCAACAAAGTGTGATTGTGGGAGTCCCATATTCGTGTAGACTCACAACCGTACCGCTGGAGTTAAATAATCCGGGTAACGCGACTGTTGGTACAAAGGTTCAACTGATAAGTGCTAATTTTAAACTATCTAGAACCCAAAAAGACTTATCTTATTTGGTAGGAGATACATGGTCAAGATATGACTTTGACTTAGGTACAGAGTTACACATTAGCAGGTGGACAGGGGATTTACAGTTACTTGGCTCTATAACAGAAGACACCGTAATATCAGTAGGGTCTTATGAGCCATACGCGTTAGGTATTTCTGCAATATCAATTGTCTTTAACTTATCGGAGTCTAGGAAATGATAAATTCAGGAACAAATAACTACGCTGGGTATCTTGGTGCGATAGGCGATATAATGACTGCCGAGTCTGAAGGTAGTCAAGATGAACTTA